GTAGGACACGCTCCTATTACAGGGCTTATGTGCGTTTCCGATACGCTAATGGTGTTAAAGGCTGACACTCAGCAGGATTCGGCAATTTATTTCCACGCAGGACAAAATACAAACGATAACGTGCAACCGAGGATTTATCCGTCGGTGCAAGGCTTATCTGGGCTTGGTTGCGTAGGTGCCTGCTGTAATTTCCTTGACGACCCGATATTTATATCGAGGCTCGGCGTAGAGGGCGTTTCACAGTTAAAAATTGCCTCCGAGCGTGCTAATGAGCACCGCTCTCGTCTAATCGACGCAAAACTCGTAAATACCGACTTGTCAAAGGTTAGCCTTGAAGAATGGGGCGGATATTTATGCGTGTTGACGGACGGCAAGATTTTCCTTGCGGATAGCCGACAACGTTATCAGGACACATCGGGCTCTATGGAGTATGAGTGGTATTATCTTGAAAATATCGGTGTTTGGCGTAATCAATACAAAGAGTTTTCCTATTCTTCGGTTTTACCCGAGGAACTTATTGGGGCAAAGGTAGAGCACGACGGCGTAGAATACGCCATAGAACTTGCCAACCAGGTGTATTATCCGCAGGAGTATGAGACAAAAAATCTTTGCGGAAACATAGTAAACGCCCCCGACGACGAGGGAAACAGCACGGCTAACGTCCATACAAAGATAATTACTGTAAATATAGGCGATACGCCGATTTCGGTAGCGGTATCATATATCGTTTACGATATTACGGACTCTATCACGAGCGAGATTATCGAGCGACATATCTATTTGTGTGAGAGCAAAGGCAACCATACAGGCGGAGTATTCCAAAAGGCGGTTGTATTGCGTTCTATGAGTGATAATTTGTTTTTTGGCTGTGTAAACGGCACTGTATGCTCGTTTAATTTCGACCAAAGAGACGAGGACGGCGAACTGCCTCCCTCTACCTACAACTTTGACGAAAGAACGATTATGTGCGGTTGTGCAACTCTTATGGATAATTGCCAAATTCCGCACCTTACAAAGACGACGATTAAGCGTTCCACTGTTATTAAAACAAAGTCTTTTAAGAGTAGCACGGCAAAGGTAAAGGTTAGAACGAATAAAAAGCCTTACGAGCAAATTTCTCGCATAAATAGTGCCTTATTTTCGTTTGACGATGTGGATTTTTCCGATTTTTCGTTTATTACCAACGAACAATCACTCTTTGCGGTTAAAGAGAAAGAGAAACAGTGGGTAGAAAAACAATACTATATCTATTCGGACGAATACCTAAAACCTTTCGCCTTGTATTACATATCTTTCCGTTATCGTGTTGCAGGACGATATAAAGATTAAGGAGGCTTATTTATGAGCACGACAAAAAAACTAACAAAAATTACGCCTAATCAAATTGCAGAGAAAGGCGTGCAGGCGTTATCTAACCGCCCAAATTCGCCCTCTCAATACGGCGTAGGCGGTTTGAGTGCCGTAAACCTCAAATTGTGGTTTGATAAACTTGCAACTTTCTTGGCTGAGAAAGTAAACGAGTTGCAGGACACGCTATCGGGCAACGAGGCGGCGGAATATATCCGTATTTTGCTTGACGATTACAGTGTGGAAAACCTAAACGACCTTGTTTTGTCGTTTACAAACGGCAATTTTGCAAAAAAAATTTTGAAATTATATCCGTCTGCAAGTGCAGTAACAAGACTAACGTTGCAGGCAATAATCGACCAAATCGCCGCCGATACGGCAAGTCTTTTCGCTCACATAGAGCGTCTCGACAACGCCAAATTGAGCAAAATTACATCTACGGCACCTTATAAGAGGGCGTATATAATCAACGCTGACGGCACGCAAAGCCAGGTGTATATATGCGATTCGCCCATTGGCAACGCAATTCCTCTATACACGAGCGACGGACAAATCAGTGTTGCGTTTCCTACCAAAAACGCCCACGCAAGCAATAAGGAATACACCGACAATCGAGATAAACTGCTTGGCTCTAATGTTGAATTATCTATCGACCCAACTACCTATGTAATGACGGTAAGACTCAAAAATACAGTAGGGGCTGTGTTAAGCACAGCGACGGTAGATTTACCGCTCGAAAGTATGATTATCGGAGGCAGTTATGCCGACGGCGTTCTTACTTTAAGATTGCGTAACGAGGACGGACATATCGACGACAATGTTATAAATATTGACATTTCCGACCTTATCGACGGACTTGTAAACATAACCACATATAACGCTGGCGTAGCCACTCTTAATGCTCGTATAGACGGCACAAATAATAATTTGCAGGCGTTTATAGACGAAATAGAATTAAGCAAAATTTACGCCCACGCCGCTTTTCACGCCGAAGAATCGGAAACGGCTCGTAATTTTACCCGAGGAGGTGGAATTGATAAGCAGTTTAAGGAAATCCTTGCAGGCAACGGAATGAGTATAGGGCTGTCAATGGATAGCAATTACAAACTAACTATTGACCTTAAAAACAAGAAAGGTGCGGTTATCAGCAGTGGTATGATTGACCTACCTATCGAAAGTCTTATTACAAACGCCTCTTATGGCAATAAAATCCTTACACTCACTTTCCAAAGCGGACAGACGTTAAAGGTAAGTATTGCCGATATTGTAAGCGGTTTGGTGCCCGAAACGAGAAAGGTAAACGGAAAGGCTCTCTCGTCGGATATAACACTTTCTGCGGAAGATGTCGGAGCGTATTCTAAAAACGACACTTACCAAAAAACCGAGGTCGGCAATCTTTTATCTGCAACAAAAACGGAACTCAGGCAGGATATTGAGGGTAAACAGGTTGTTGGATATGCTTATTTTTCAACTGAAACCGAAAAAGCAAGCGGATATATAAAGGGCGGACAAATAGACAAAGAATTTACGGCAATAAAAAAGGCTCTGGCGTCTCTTAACGTCAGTGAAACTTAAAATATAGGAGGACAATATTTATGTTGTTAGAAAAAACAAAAATCTACGGCGTTGACGGCGTAGGAAAATCGAGCCCTACGCTTGAAAGAACGGACGCCTCGGTGGGGCTTGGCTATACTAAGGGTGTAAGTGAAATTTACAGCGATTTCGACAAATGCTACCCTTGGTGTGAAATGCACGAGGTTGTGGACGAACTCGGAAATGTGTTTATTCGTATTCCTAAGTTTTATACGAAAATCACAAAGAACGACGACGGCAGTTACAAACACCAGATTTCAGGGTGCCGTTATGACGGATTTTCTACCTTGTTTATCGACGGCAAGGGCAACGAACTCGATTACATTCTCGTAGGCAAATACGAGGGCTCCTGCGACGGCTCGGATTATGCTACGGCTAAAATGAAATCCGTATCGGGTGCAACAGTAAAGGTATCTATTACCATTGACAATTACCGCAAGGCGTGTAGAAATAACGGAGACGGCTATCAGCAATACGACTTTTTGATTGACGCAATTCTTAAAGAATTGTTTATGATTGAGTTTGCTACAACGCACTCGCAATCTATTATGTATGGCTTTGCAAATGGCAATTCAGCCGCTCTTATTACAGGGCACACCGACAACGTTAGCACGCCGTCAGGCTCTTGGAATACAGGGCACGAAACAGTGGCGGAGGGCGAGGAGCCTATCGTTTGCACGACTTGCCACACTGACGGACATCACGCCTGCAAATATAGAGGCATTGAGAATCCTTGGGGCAACACCTGGACCTTTGTTGACGGTATCAATTTTAACGGCGAAAAGATTTATCACTGCTCCGACCCTGAGTATTACGAGGGCGGTAAGTATGACGCACCTTATTCGTATGTAGGCGATAGATGTATGAGCGAGGGTTACTTAAAAGAGGTTACGCCTTTTGCTAAAAACCCCTTACTTGGCTATGCTACCAAAAACGGAGCGAGTGCCAACACTTATTACTCCGACTACTACTATGTTTCGCAAACAGGCGTAATCCTTATCGTCGGTGGGGATTGGGACTACGGCGGCGGCGCTGGCTTGTGGTATTGGCGTGGTGGCAGCGCCGTGTCTGACACGAGCGGTCGCATCGGGGGTCGCCTTTGCTATAAACCTCTTTAAGAGAGGGATTGTTAAGGGGGAAACCTCCCCCTTGATAATTTATTAAAACAATAAAAGGGTAGTGCGTGCAATCCCCGTCCTTATCGTCGGTGGGAATTGGAACAACGGCGACAACGCTGGATTGTGGAATTGGAATGGTAACAACGCCGTGTCTAACACGAGCGGTAACATCGGGGGTCGCATTTAATCTTGTAATTTAGTTATAGCACGCACAATCCGTAGCCCTTGCTAAAAAACACTTCACAAAGAGGGCGGTTTAGTAGGTTTATTCTCGAAAGACCGCAGGAAGATTAAAGGATATTCTATGAAAAGGGTAGGTTATTTATACGAAAAGATGTGCGATAAGGATAGAATAATCAGGGCTATCCGAAACGCCGCAAAAGGTAAAACAAATCGACCTTACATTGCGAGAATACTTAACAACATAGAGTTTTACGCTCTCGAAATAAAGCAAATGTTAGAAAGCGGAAACATCGTTTTATCGCCTAACTCATACCAAAATATTTACGATAATTCTTGTCGTAAAAATCGGCTTATAACTGTGCCTCGGTTTTATCCCGACCAAATTATACATTGGCTCGTAATTACCGAAATTCAGCCTATAATCGAAAGGGGTATGTATAGGTATTGTTGCGGTAGTATTCCAAATAGAGGCGGAATTGACGCCAAAAAATATGTAGAAACAGCCATTAAAGATAAGAAAATGCGATATGTTGCCAAACTTGATATTTCAAAGTTTTTCAACAACGTTAAACCAAAGTATTTAATGGCGATGTTTGAAAGAAAAATCAAAGACAGGAAAATGCTTGATTTAATTTCAAAGATTCTAACTAACGGAGGCGACTGCCTGCCTATCGGTTATTATACCTCTCAATGGTTTTCTAACTTTTTCTTAGAGGGGTTAGACCACTATGTAAAAGAAACGCTGAAAATTAAGTATTATGTTCGGTATGTGGACGATATGGTGCTTATCGACGGCAATAAAAGAAAATTACATAGAGCAGTGGAGGCTATAAACGAATATCTAAAAACTATTGGGCTTTCACTTAAAGATAATTGGCAGGTATGGAAACTCCACAGCAGACCTATTGATTTTGTCGGTTATAGGTTTTATAAAAACAAGACCATTCTACGAAAAAGGATATTTTTTAGGCTTTGCCGTAGAGTGCGAAAAGTTAAAAAGACAGGCTACATCACACCACACCAGGCTATGAGTATTCTTTCTCTCGTCGGGTGGTTATCCCACATAAATGCGTGCAAATGGTATAAGAAAAATATTTATCCATACGCACCGAAAAATAAACTCAAACGGATTGTAAGCAATTACAGTAAAAAATTAAACGGAGGACTTAAACAATGAAAGTGTTTAGTAAAGAAAAGTGGTTAGAAACTGCCAACGCCCAAAAGGAACAAAAAATTTTGTCTCAGCGAGAAATTGACGACGCTTGCGAAATCTGGGTTGACGAAATGGACGGTAAGAGCGTAGAAGAACTTACCGCTCTCGGACATCAAAACATCAGGGAAGATTGGCTCGTAAATCGCTAAGGGTGGTAGTTATGAAAATGGAATATAAGTTAATTGAAAACATCAAAAAGGGCTTTATTGTAACAAGGGAGCCCGAGCAGGTGGACGACGAACTTATAATTACCTTTACAGGAGCCCCGAGCGGTGCGACGGCTATATTTGAAAATGAGAGCGGAAATTCGCTTTATAGGCAGTTGTATGACGCAACCTGCTCAATTCCTAAGGAGTTTATAAAAGGCTCCGTAAGGGTAACAATAGCCGTCTTAAACGGACAATTCAACGCACCTAAATATCGTTGCGAGACGATTTATTCTAAGACTGTCAACGGCGTGCTTATAGTGTGCCCTAACGGCTTAGATATTCCGCAGGAAATTATAAGCGTTTATGCCTGTATGCAGGACTTAAACAATAAACAAACCACGCTCACGAAAGCGATTGACGAGGTAAACGAAAAACTTGCTCGATTGCTCGACGGCTGGGATATTACTTAACAGGAGGCTTTGCTTTATGACTATGAGCAAGACAAAGAAAAGTGTAATCATTATGGCTATTGTCGTTTTACTTACGACAGTTATTTTCCTTTGCAGTGGCTTTACTACTACGGCATACGCCGCAGAGGCTGAAACTGCAACCGAAAACACGGAACAGGTCCAGACGGACGAAACTACGACTACGGCACCGCCTGAAACTTTCCTTACAAGGGTAGAATCGTGGTTTAACGACAATTTCCTTGAATTTTTATCTACCGTAAACTTTGGCTCGATACTTGCCTGTATCGTGGTTGCTATCGTTGAAAAGAAAGGCAACAAGAAAGCAAATAAGATTACGTTAGAAAAGTTGGGTGTAAATACCGAAAGCAACGGCGAGGTAGTAAAGGCTGTAAACTCACTTATTGATAATTACAACGCCACTATTGAAAAACTCAACGATATGGAAACCAAGAACGAAAAACGAGATATGATTTGTCAGGAACTCGAAACCTTTACAAAAGCAATTCTCGAAATTCTAACTACCGTTTATGCCAACAATAAGAATATTCCGCAGGCGGTTAAAGACCTTATTTCCTTAAAGTATGTAACCGCACTGAAAGCAAATAATCCTAACGCTGAGGAATTGCCTGCCGATGTAAAGCCTAACGCCGAGGAGGTGTAAGGCTATGAAGAATAAAACAAAAGGCACCTGCGTCCGTTGGGGGGCGACGGCTCTTTGCGTTGGGGCTCCTCTCGGGGCGACTATTGCACAATTTCCTGTGTGGGTTGCAACAAGCGACAAAGCCACGATGTCGGGGCTGTTTCTTGTAATGGCGTTTATTTGCTGTTTGCCGTTTGTAAATCAGTTAAAGGCTTATTTCAAATCCCCTGCAATATGGGTTGTTTGGACTGTTCTTTTGGTGCTATTTATTGCTTTACGCAATATTATAGACCAAATGGTTATTGTTTGTGCCGTCGGGCTTATTTCCAACGGTGCAGGCTCTATGCTTTACAAACTCGGCGACTACATAAAGACGATACCAGACAAGGAGGATAATGCAAATGGCAACGGAACCAATTAAGCCCATAGGCACGCCGTCCTCTACATCGCAACCAGGCGGAAATAAAGTAGGTAATGCTATCGAAAATATGAACGCCAAAAAACGCAAAATTACTCGCAGTATTCTAAATAATACAGGTATTTTTGTCGGCGTTTTCCTCGTGTTTATCGTTATAGTAGTATTTACCACCGACGTTAAACTTACCTCAATTTATCAGGTAATCGAACTCGGCTTATCTTTCTTTGTGCTGTTGTTCTGCTCCTATTCGATGTTTGTAAACTTATCCGATAGCGGTAGTA